AAGCATTACCAATCATATACAGACGAATAGTATTGCCAATTGCAGCAGCAGCCACAGTGCCAACACCTCGCACAACGGTAAGAGTCGTACCACTTGGAACTGCCGTTACCAGGATATTTTCCCGAGTAGTATCAACTTGCAGCATCATACCGGGCACAATGTCAGTAGTTGAAACCACCGTCAAAGTAAGATCAGTAGATAGAGCAGTTGCATTAGTTACCGCAGAAGGAAAAATCATGGTTTTGCTGAAATAACCATGTTCAACCTGGAAAGCCGTATCTTGCTTCAACATGGAAGTAAGACCGAACAAAGGTGCCTGACCATTAGGCATCAAACGAGTAATCATGCTAGCGAAAGATTTGCGAGCAAGGTCTTGAGGAAACGAAGAAGTGTTCCAAGTAGCTACAGTCATGATATTAACCTTAAAAAATTATGGAAGTTTGTCAGAGGCCCATTCGTCCCAATTATCCTCGGCTTTTTTGCCTGCTGTACCATCCGGATTTGCTGGCTGAGAAAGTTGAGCTGCAAAGGCTGAAAGATACTGCTCTGCTTTTGCATTAACTTCGTCAGGTGACAGATTCGGTTCTTGGCGCCGTACTTGATCGCGCAAATTGCGCAACATAGGTTCAGCCGCAGGATGTTGAAGCGCAGGGTTAGTGGGTTTAATTCCGTCGAGCTGCATGCCTTTGAACTTTTCAGGAAGAGAACTATTGAATCGTTCCCCCATCTTAGTACCGGCTTGTTCGACAGTTGCAGTTGATAGTTGCAAAGAAAGTGCTAGACTTTGCTGTGCCACTGAGTTGATGAGTTGAGTAAGTGCTTGTGGATCATTGCCAGCCATAACTTTCTGCATCAGTTCTGGTGGCACTTGCGAAAGGAAGTCTGCTTTACCAGCAGCTTCGATGATTTTCGCAGGATCAGTGTTGAATAGCGGCTGTGAAAATGGATCTGCGATGGGTTGTGTCGGCTTAGTAGGATCAGTTTTCCACAAATCCTTGAATGGGTCTAAGGGAGAAGAAGGTGCTTGTTGTCCTTCAGATGGTACTGATGCATTTGGATTATTCTGCCCCAACGTAGCACCTGCTTGAGACTGTGGTTGCTGTTGTTGTGGTTGCTGTTGTTGAGGCTGAGGATTGGTAAATCTATCAAAAAGACCCATGATTATTCTCCTTGGGAATCAGTAGGGTTTGAGGGGAGAATGTTCTCTTGCTGTGTAGAAACAATACGACTATCGTAAGTAAGCAAAGCAGAAAGTGCATCTCGCTGGCCAGAGATAGCCGCATGTTGACGAATAGTCAATTCGTCAGTAGCTGGATCGTTGAAACGAAAATCAGCCAGTAATGAAGTTAGCTGAGTGATTCCGTCTGCAATGATGCTAACCTGTGACGGCTGGAGGTTGAGTAGTTGGGGAAGAGGATTTTCCATTTAGTGTTTGCGTAGTAGTTAGAAATTGCTGTTGTTGATCAGGTGTTCGTTTGAAATCATCTACCCATCGCGCTCCTTGAAGTTTAAGTTGGTACATGAACATACCAGCTAGATCCCACTCAGCTGCTGCTTGTGGAACTGCTGCGAAGAATTGGAAAGCTTGACCAAACAGTTGCATGTTTACTAGTTTGTCCGCTGGCAACACACCATCTGCCATTTGAAATTCCCACGTAAGCTGCCGCAAGGTTACTGGGTCAATTTCAACTTCTTTCTTTTGTTGACGATTGTAGAGAGTAGCTGGTGGCTGATACTGGAGAAGATTGCTTTTCAGAATATGTTTAATAGGTTGAAAGAAAGCAGTCTCAAGAAGTACTGCCATCATTCTTGGACGAGCATCGCTATTCTGCATTACCTCGTCAAACTCATAACGGGTTCTATTTCCTTTCTGGAACTGGCCTTGCTGTGCCCTGTTGCTGCCATTTGCCATATTCCCCATTTCGGTGATTTCCCTGGCAATTCCAAGAATGGTACCAACTCCCTCATCCCTGTAAGGGACTACACTGATAGCCTCGCTGATAGGTTTGCCATAAGCTTCAGTTTTGATTGGAATTCTGGCAACAGGATCAACTCGATCTATGTCTGCTTTGTTAATTCGACTAGGATCATAAAACATACGATCATAGACTTTACGTCGCTGCGATTGAATTGCTGACCTGTAAAGAGCGCTGCTCAATGCTTGAAACGGAGCTGCTTGATCTGAGAAAGATTTGGTCTGATAGGCTAAACCATCATCGATAGGCTGACCCACAATAATAGGCAGATAATTATGAGCATTAGTCATTCGCTGGGAAAAAATCACAACTAAATGATTCACGATGATGAATTTGTAAATTTGAGGTACACCGCCACTCTTACCGGCGATTCCCATTTCTCGTGGAATAATGCGAGCATACAGAGTTGCAACTTCGTACATGTCGCTGTATTGGATTTTCTTTTCAGTATCTAGTTTCGCCCAAGTCATCCAATCAGTTCCACTAGCCGGTGCTACCAATGCTGCACGTGGATTGATAGAGGGAATGTAATAAGTACCTGAGACACCTTCTTGTCCAGCAGTAACCACACCTGAGCGACTTTCAAATGCCGCAGTTGCATTCATGGTCAGATTGGTATCCAGGTCCATAAACAACTGTTTAAGTTGGATACGGCTAAGTAGCTCTACATAACCTGCGTAGTCTCCTTTTTTATGAATATCTACAGGCGCTACTTGGGTATCTAAGATTAGATTGTATACATCCAAGTGTTTAATCTTGCTACCTTCAAAAATAGTCTCAGTGGGGACTCCATAAATCATTTCTTTTTGCGGTGAGTTAGCCAATGTGAATACTTTGTCTCGTTGCCAATCACATTCTATGGCCATAAGATTGTATTTCAGACCATCACGCAAACTCTTAGCTAGATGCTGCACCCATTGGAAATGAATCGAGCTTTCTCCAAAAACTGTTTCAAGTTGCAAGGCTGCATCTATCATTTCTGGCTTAGCGACCACAGGAAACATCGGATAGCCAGATAAAAAGATTTCTGTTAGGTAAGCAAGTCCTGTTTCTACCTGTGGGGCTACCACCGGCACGGTAGGATTCACCATCTGACTGGCATCCCCGTTTCTGTTTGCCGCTTGCGTCCTTTGAGTTTGTTCTGTTTTGTCTTTTTCCCGATAGTAAGCTAAATCTTGCTCAATCATTGTAGCTCGGAGCTGGCTTATTCCTGCTGGATTTTGCAAACAATTCTTTAAAAAAATCACTACTCGATCCTGGGAATCAGGTGACAAGGAGATTGGAGTGCTTAGAGTTGCCATTAGAATTCCAGTTGTAAATCGTCAGAGAAAGAAGCAGTGACAGGCTCTTGCATGTTTTCAAAGGCTAGCAAGAGTTCCTGTCCGTATTTTTGTATGACCATGTAGAAATAAGCCATAATATCCAGTATGTCATCTTTGTTATCCCGTCTAGTCATGTCGAAATAAGTTATTTGATGAATTATCAGTGAGCGGACTGCAAGATGCACCCATACACGTTGCTTTGCTGCTACCAGCTGTTTCAACATGCCTGCAATTCGTGAATTTTTAGCCATGCCTTGTGGCGAAATGGGCAAGACTTTTATCATAGAGAGACCAAGTTGGGCTATTCGCAGCTGCATCCAATACATCAGTGTACTTTGATATGCTACATCCTCCACCACAATAGCTTGCAGTCCCCACTTAGCAGCAAGTCTGATGCTTTCATCTACTTGCTTGCCTGGAGAGAATCGTCCACTTTGAACTTCTCGTAGAACCGGCTCACCATCGTAGATGAGACAAACACCAATAGCAACATCGTCGCTTTTCTTTTTGGCTGCGGAAGGGTCGATGATAATGAAACCTGCTTGCGGATATATTGGTTTCAATACATCTTCTTGCCACACATTGACCTTACTGAAATCTACACCACTACGGCTACCAGCAACATCGTCATTCATGACCTCTGAATAGAAAATCTCGGGATGGCCCATTGACTCATCATGTTCCAGTTCAGAAAGAATATCTTCTACACTACGCAGTTCCGGCCAAAGAGATTCTCCATCTTCCAGGATTGCACCGCAGATGAAAGATATCCATTGAGGGTTTGTCTTTAGTTTCTTTAGAATGCTGCCTTCATAAGGATACATATTACCTAGAAACACAAACAAACACCGAGATTTGTCGTTTGCTTTAAGCAGTGTACCGAGCATCCAACCAAGAATTTTTCCTGCTTCTACCTCACTAGCTGCTTGTTCCTTGCTTTGCATATCATCCATGATGATTAGGTCAGGACGTTGTAATTTGATGTTCAAACCTCGCAAAGAGCTTCCTGCACCCAGACCTGCAAGAACTATAGCTCTGCCACGAAAACTAAACTTTTTCAGCTCTTGTGTGTCTTTTTCCATACTCATGCGCCAATCACCAAAAACTCGGATGATGTTTAGCGAGGACATGATATCAGCTACGTCAGATACAAAATTCTCTGCCAGCGTAGCAGTGTTGCAAACAATTAAAATGAAGCGACGATCCGTGAAAAGAATGCACCAGACAACATAGAGTTTCAAGACAATGGTTTTAGCAAAGCCTCGTGGCAAACCTATCGCTAATCTCTTCTGTCCGGTAGCTTCCTGACCTGCTTCCGTCAACATTTGCCAGATTGCTAGGAAGATTGGAGGAAAACAGAAACGAAAAATTTCGCTGACCGCTAAGGCGCCAAAGAAATTCATGTCAGATTTAGCAGCTAACACTGCTTCATCTCTTGTGACTCCTACATCTGGAGTATCCATCAGAATTGTGCCAAACGGGCTGCTAGCTTCGGATCAATTGCCGGTGTTTGATCTGCCAGAAGCGTAGCTGCTTGCCGTTCTTTCAATCGTGCTTGTAGTTGGTGACTTGGCATAGTGGTTAGACTTCTACCCGCGATGTCAATTACCTGCTTATCGCTGGACATTTGAAATGTGACCAATGCTTGCTGAGGTAAGTTAATTGTGACTATGTTGGCCGGTTGCTGTGGTGCGATGCTGCTTTCACTCTTCTTCTTAGCTGCATTCATCACCTGAAACACTTTCAGTGCTTTCATCAGATTAGCTTCCATCGGCAATAATCTGGTGATTCTTTCCAAGGCTACCTCTTCCAGGTTTTCTATTGTGCCATCTACCTGAATGTAGCCTGCTGCCTTAGTCGCTCGCAAGTTGCTAACTTCTGCTCGCACCTCTTCCTCACTCATCAGCTGACTGACATAGCTTTCTTCAACTCCCAATGCCGCCGCAACTTGCGATTGCGTCACTCCGGCCCCAAGCAATTCAATCACTCTTTCCCGAATCATCTTTTTCCTCTTTCTTTCTATTTTCTTATTCTCTCTGCTTCCTTCTCTTTTGTCTTGCAACGAAGATAGGGGGAAGCTAAGTTTGTTGCTGTGTTGCGAGTAGTTGAAAAAATTTAGAAAAATTGGGGAGGTGGCAGAGATAATTTTGTTCCTCGAAGTTTAAAAAGGGTCTTACCCCGGGTCATCTTTCTTTTGTATTTGCCCTTTCGTCTGTCTAGTGTCTTTGTTTGTTCGTGTCTTTCTTCTTGAGCGAAGCGATCACGATAGAAGTACCAAGGTCAATGAAAGATCAACGAAGGCAGGAAGAAATTAATCATCCTGCCTTCGATTGTGTCAAACAGTTAGCAGCTCAGAATTCCCCTTCAGTCTCATAGGCTTCGCGCTGAATGCGCAACTCAGTGGCACGGGTAGTCAGTTTTGCGACCACCGAAAACAAGATGGTTTGCTGGCTATCTTCAATCGCATCGATGTTTCCTTCTAGCCACGTCTCTAGCTTAGTGGCCAGTGACTGGCATGCTTTCTCGCTACCTGTCTTTGCCGGGGCGGCCATTGATAACAGGATTTTTGTTGCCTGCTCGCGGCGGCCTGATTCGATGGAAAGAATAAAATCAAAAATTGCGGTCTTGATAGAATCACCAGTGAGTCTTCGGCCTTCAGCTTCGAGCGAAGCAAAGGTAAGAAGAGCATCAGCAGTGAAGAGTGAAGCATTCACTTCGCGCAGGCTTGTGCTTTCTTTCTTCCACAGCAAGGACAATTGCGCCCTGGCAATTTCTTGAAGAGCTGCAGAAACAAAATTTATCCACTTCGCTGGAAGAGAAGAAAGGTCAAATTCTGGAATCAGAATTGCACGAAGGCGATTGGCCGTTGCGATCGGTGCTCCGCCCTTCACTTCACGGGTGTTAGCCACGATCGCAACGGAGCCAACAGGAATGCTAACAGGGCGCACGGTAGACACTTGAATCATGGTCATGGCAAATTCTCCAGTTTGGCAAGGTTTATTGTTTCCTGTGAAACACCCTTGCCGGGTTCTGATCGGGAAACATTCCTAATCAGTGAAAGCATTCTAACAGATAAAATTATGCTGTGCCACGCAAAACACTGATGCGTGGAATGCGGGTAATGGTGGAATAGAGCAGGCTAGCCAGTTTCCGAAGTGAGTGCTAGCTGACTTCCAGCGAAGTGAGCACTCACTAACGTAGGGTTTACCATTAGCAAAGAAAGATAGAGTGAGTAATCACTAACCCAGCATGGAAAAACCAGCTCATGTTCCTAGACAAGCTTGGTTGGCAGATAGAAAGAAATGACAGGGGAAGATGGATTTATGAATGATAGCAGTTACAAATTGTTACACAGATAATCGGATACTGAAGGGAGGAAGCTAGATAGATGATAAGGCCATTCTTCGAACTGTGTGCATATGTGCCATTCTGTTCCATATGTTCCATTGTGCATCTGTTCCACGGGGGGGTTCCGGGGCTGTTACAATTGGTGGTCAAGATAGATACTAGTCTGTGTGTAGGGATAGGAGTTAGATAGCCCTTGATGATATTATAGGGGGTATCTTTAATTGTAACAAAAAAGAAAAAAACAAACAACCCCTTAAAAACAACTAAGAACAATCATCAGAGGCTGTTAGAGAGTTGGAAGGCTAAAATGGGGGAGATGGAAGCAAACGACCCCCAAAACCGGGAAAGTGGGCATCGGAACAAAAGAACAAGGGAACAAATGGAACCTCAGTTACAGGAGAACAATGGAACAAGGTGGCACAGGATGGAACCTCGAAAGAGAATAGGGGGATGAAAGAAAAGAGAAGGAGGAAAGAGAAGATAGGAAAGAGAGAGGAAGAGAGAGGAAGCAGACTAAGGGTAAACACCTATGCCGCAAAGGGCGTGAAGGGTGTATCCTGGCAGGGCTAGGGCAATGGTGCCTGTGAGGGATTAAAGATAATTGATTCAAAGGAATCGACCGATTCTTCGCTTAGCTAGCAAACAAGGAAATGAAATCATGGACAAAGCGAAGCTGACTGCCAGCATCAACGACATTCTCAACCTTAATCCCTGCAATTCCGGGGAAGACAGACTAATGAGATACTGGATAGCAATAAACAGAGACAAGGAGATTCTGATCGAAGAATATCTGAAAAGCAACACGATGTCAGATGTTTGCTGGTTGCTTGGTAAGATGAACGAGAAACAAATTCTAGTTTCCTTTGCTAAGAAATGTGCAGATTCTGTAGCACATTTGGAGAGCATCAATAGTGGAGTTGCTGCTGCTTTTTGGGTTGCTGATGCTGATGCTTCTGCTGATGCTGATGCTGATGCTTCTGCTGCTGCTGCTGCTGCTTCTGCTGCTGCTGATGCTGCTGCTGATGCTGCTGATGCTGCTGCTGCTGCTGCTTCTGCTTCTGCTGCTGCTTCTGCTGCTGCTGCTTCTGCTGCTGCTGCTTACCGTACAGCAAAAAACAAGCAACTGGAAAAAAATCAAGAGTTTCTTATTGAAATAATTCGGCAAACAGTGGAAGAAAGGAGCTAACCATAGCTGGCTGAATCTTGTGATCTAGAAGCGAAAAGCGAGACCGGTTTCTTTTTTCTCATACTTTCGCTTCTATCCACAGGACTTAGAAATATCCTGTAAAGAAAACAGCTTATTGTTTTCTTTCTTGCTTAATCAAGCCAATCAATCATGAAACATTATCTTGTCTGGAACACTTTTCTCACTTCCAAGGCCTTCGTTGGAATTGAAAGCGGGGAGAATGAAGAAGAAATTCTCACTCGTTTGAAAAGTTGTCTCCAACCATGGAAGCCAGAAACCAAAGTTGCACCCATCCTGGAAGAGCTGGAAATGGAAGAAGGTGGCTCAGTTCCATGGTCGCTAATCCAACAAAGAAAACGTGAAGGATTGATTCCTTCAACCTTCTAAGGGAGGACTCAATCATGTCAGACACAATCCACATAAATCGGCGTTTCTACTGTCAGAGAAGCGGGCTGCAAATAGGAACGCTGGAATTCATAAGCACAGCAGGAACATTGCCCTACATGGAACAATGGAAGGATGGAGTTTGTTATCATCCTGTCTTTTCCATGAGCCCAGAAAAGCTTCTTGTTTTTTCTCGCAACGAGTGGCAACGGTTAGCACAGCGAGCAGCAGATGGAGAAATAGGAGACAACGAGGCAACAATGCTTCGAGTTTGTTTCTTGGCTCTTCTCTACTCGCTTGATTCAGTGAAACAGGAAGAAGCCAGCTTACCGCCCTTGGTTGTGGTTCAATCTACAATCGAAGGTCTTTTCTCGCTAGCAGGTTGGAAATTCTATCTTGAATCTAATCGCTTTCGTTTTCCTACGCTTCATATCTGCTCGCTAAACGACAATATTGATTTCTCCAACATAAAAGATTACATCAATCTTTGTTTTTCGGTCAAAGAAGACTATGAGACAAAGGTAAATGAGGTGGTGGAGAAAGAAAAAATAGCAGCCGCTGAGCGGGCAATGGTAGCTTTGCGGAATGAGTGGATTACACCAGTTTCTCGCAAAATGCTATTTCAATGGGTTAGAGCACATCTAGAAGAGAAATACCAAGCAGATGCAATGGGCTGGCTTTCTACCATCTTTCTTGGTTCAGAAAGAACCATTCAAGACTTCGAGGAAGAAGACATTCTTCTCTTTGAAGAAATCATTCTTTCCTCATGCCCCATCGGCTCAACCATAAGCAAGGCAGTTAGAGATAGAGTAGAAGCTTGCAAATTAGCTTGGACTCAGCATCATGAAGCTTGGGACATTGATCTGTCTGATGATGAGTGGGAACTTGATGAAGGAATGAAATTGCTGGTCAATGGGAACAAGCAAGAAAAAGCTCACCCAGGAGATGAACCAAAGATCAATGATTTTCAAACTAGAGGCAGCTATTTGCAAGCTCAGGCTCGCTGGACAATCGCAATGGCTCAATGGAACAAAGCAAAGGAGATAACTCATGACTAAGGTCAGATATCATTTCGTAACATTCACTCAGGTAATAGAAGTGGAGGAGGAAACAAAAAAAAGCAACATGATCGCTTCCCGTTCAATGCCTGAAATAATCTTTCGCAAAGATATGATCAAGGAAGAAATAGAACAACAATTGAACCGAATCCATTATGGGATCATGTCGGCAGATAACAAACCTGGAACAATGATCCCATGACTACTCAACCAGCCTGGGTTTGGAACGCTGAGCAACAACAAGCAATTACCAATGGAGTAACTGGTAAATCTTTTTGCTTGATTGGCCCAGCAGGAAGTGGCAAAACCTCAACCTTAAAAGGAACAATCAAAGCAATGCTGGAATCTAACTCGATTCCAATTCTTGCTATGTCTACCAACACTCTTTTTGCTGGCACACCTGGAATCGTGTTAGTTTCCTATACCCGTCGGGCAGTAAGAAATATAGCAAAACAAATGACAAATGATATGCGAGGTCACTGTCATACAATTCATAAATTGTTAGAATATGCACCAGAATACTATATAGAATCTGGCCCGGATGGTGAGCAAATAAACAAAATGAGGTTTGCACCTTGCAGGAATAGGATGAATCCTTTGCCGCGAACCTTGACAAAAATCATCATCGACGAATCTTCAATGGTAGATGTGGAATTGTTTGCAAAGCTTCTAGCTGCTCTGCCTGATCCTTCAGCAGTTCAATTTATCTTCCTTGGTGATTTGAACCAGCTTCCACCGGTCTATGGTGAATCTATTCTTGGTAGAAACTTGTTAGAATTGCCAGTTGTGGAACTTACTCAAATCTACCGGCAAGCTTTGGAATCACCGATCATAGCATTAGCTACTGCAATCAGAACAAACAAATTTGCAGACTTTAACAAAGAAGCAACAACTCTGTGGGGGGCTGATCGACTTTTCGATGCTAAGAACATACAAGAGAAAATAACATTTCATCAACCTGGCAGGGGTAAAATAACTATCATCCCTTGGAAACGGAAATTTGATGCAGAAATAGCATTGAAGGCTGTAAAAGATCGAATCCCTGAATGGATCACATCAGGTTTCTATGATCCTGCGGAAGATTTGATGCTTTGTCCTTGGAACAAATCTTTCGGCACAGATGAATTGAACATAATCATTGCAGATACGCTAGGTCAGAACAGAAAAGCAATGGTTTGGGAAGTCATTGCAGGATACAATCGCATGTATCTAGCTATTGGCGACAAACTTCTAGTGGATAAGCAAGAATGCTGGATTACTGATATCTACAAGAATCCACGCTATGTGGGAAAACATACACTTGCTCCTAGCGTCAACATGACAAGAAAAGGAAAAGCAAGAATTGGAACTAACCTAGAAACACTGATTCCTGACGATGATGATATCGACGCAATGATGGAAGCATTAGTAGCGGAAGATGTGGAAGATAGAGTTGCAGAATCTAGTCATATCATCAAAGTTAGAATGATAGATACAGACGAAGAAGTGCTGATTTCTAAAGCTGCAACGCTAAATTCTTCTTCCTTCGCCTATGCTATCACAGTCCACAAAGCCCAGGGAAGTGAGTGCCGCAAAGTGTTTTTCATAACTTCCCATTGTCATGCACAAATGCTGGGTAGGGAGTTGGTCTACACTGCAATTACCAGGGCTGCTGAGGAATTGATAATTCTAATGAGCCCACTCATGCTTGCATCCGCAGCTAGCAAGCCAAGAATCAAAGGAGATACACTAGCTGCTAAATTGGAATGGTTCACTCAACGAGCCAAAGAAAGGATGGAAACAGAATGAATTCTCTAACTCATATCGAAAATCATCGCATGCAGCGATTCTGGGATTTCAATGTTGTTCTTCACCCAGGAGGAAGATTCACTGTAGTTTATGCAAACAAGTCAACAAGCACATCTTGGCAATCAACCATTGAAACAATGCGAGCATTGCTTATTTCTGCAACAGCTACGCATTTGGAACAACTGGTAATCTCTACCATCTTAGGTTGGTTGTTGGATAACCAAGGGAGGACAGTAGGATGGCCGGTTACGATATCAAGCAAGCGTTGAAACAATCACCGGCAGAGATTATTTGTCAGCTTTGCCAACAATATCAGCGATCAACTGAAAAGAAACCAGAAACGATACTGGTTGAATATAAACTTTATGAAAGGATAATGAAAGACACAGACC